ATGGAAAATGACAAGTTAATTAGGCTGCCAATCATTTATGATGCGGGTGGAGATTTAAAAAAGGAATGGTTCGTTGAATTCTATGTAAGAAATCCGAAGACTAACATATTGCAAAGGCAAAGAGTTAAAAAAGGGATTAACAGCTTTCATACTGCACAAGGAAGGTATGCTGCTGCTGAAAAAATGAAAAATCATTGGAAAGATAAACTTCTTGCTGGATGGAGCCCACTTACTGACCAGAATGTAGTATATGAAGATAATCTGGAATTCCAGACGTACATAAAGAATTACAGGCATCTAAAGTCAAAGAATGGGACATTTAGGTATTTTGCATCAATGTTTATGGATTGGGTTAAAAATAAACTCGAAGAATCAACTCTCTCTACATACAGAAGCAAATTGAGATTATTTGATGCATGGTTAGAAAATAACAATCTTAATCAGGTGGATATTTCTGCAATTAATAATAGAGTAATGGTGAAATTTTTCACTTTTATTATTGAGGAAAGAAAATTATCAAAAATATCAATAACGAAGTACAGGCAGATACTTGGGCAGGTTTTTAATTATGTGAGAAAAGAAAGGAAACAGTTTCTTAATCCTTGTTATGATTTGCCTGAAACGAAAAGAATTAATGATAATACTCCGCAACCTATTCAGCAATTAGATATTTTAAAATTTGCAAAAGTCATAAAAGAAAAGGACCCGCAATTATGGATGGCGTGTTGTTTTGAATACTATTGTTTTATTAGGCCCGGTAAAGAGTTGAGGTTGTTGAAAATTGGAGATATTGATTTCGGGAGGGGGACCATAAGAGTAAATGGAGTAAATTCAAAAACTGTTGAAAGGCAGATAGGAATACCACGCGAATTTCTGATGGAGTTAAGAGATGATTATAATCTACATACTTTCGGTAGAGACAAATATGTTTTTTCGAAAGAAGGATTACCTGGAGAAGTTTGTTTGGGTAAAAATAATCTGAGATATAGATTTGCTAATATTAGGACAGAAATGAATATGCCTGAAATGTATAAGTTTTATAGTTGGAAGCATACAGGTAATGTAAGAGCAGAAGATTCAGGGATAACACTTAGGGAATTGCAAGAGCAAAATGGTCATACAAGTTCGAAAACAACTGAGAATTATCTAAAAAATAAAAAAAGGTCGGGCAGTGACAGAGTAATAAATCATTTTCCTTCGATATACAAATAGAAGAAAAAAGCCCGATTCGTTTTAAACGGATCGGGCTTTTCGCTTCGTACATACCCTGAAATGAATTCGAGGATAAAACTGTCTATTGCCTATAAAAGGGATTACCGTAATTTTAATTTTGTTTATTTAAATTTACGCTTATTAAACTGTTTTCATAAAAAGGTTCAAATGAAGGATTAAGATTTCGAGATACCAGAATAAAAAACATTTTTCAGATATTCAACAGTGACCTCCTGCACATCAATGTCCTGAAGGGTGATATCGCTCTGGGATCGGAAAACTCCAACGTTAAATATCCTGCCGGTTTATCGGGTGGTGGTGCCGCTTAGCAAACCATTGTAAAAAGAAAGCAACAATAAAAAATACTTTTTTCCTTGTGAAAAATTTAATTGTGAATAATAAAAGCCGAATGTCTGAAAATTATAAAACCATTAAATAACAGAAAAAAAGCCTCCCGTCAATACGGAAAGCTTTTAAGAATCAAATAACCTAAAACATTAATAAACCAAAAATTATGAACCTGGTATTGTAAAAGTAAGACATGCCGTCAGAAAGGGAAAGGACATATTTTTGACCCTATTTTGATAGTGAAAAATTAACCATCTTTCCGAAAATACTAAAATCGTCCAGTTTGTAAACAAAAGAAAGAGTCAGTAAATTCAATTCTGTAAAAATTCAAAATGTACTATAAAAAAGAAATGATTAAAGTTTTGTACGGAGGGTGAACCCATCACCCTCCTACAAACCCACAAATATCAACTGTCGTTTAATCTCGGTTTTGATTTAGGGCCACTAAATCAAAAAGTCAATGAACGCGTGTTAATAATTGTAAATAGCCATCACTATAATGGCATGTTTTCAACTCCGTACTGGCTTAAAGCAATTTCAATCAGAGTTTTCATTGTTATTTATTGTTATGTTATTTGCCGGGTATTTACAGCTCATTAATCTGTGTTCTGTTTCAAGTTTAATCAACCGTGTATCTATTCCCTTAATAGAGATAGCATTTTCTAAAAAGGCTTTTCGAAATATTTCAATTTGAGAATCTATCAGAGGCTGCCTGATTTCGTATTGTACCTGTAAACTGGCAACCACTAATTTTAGCTGTTGTACTGCGGTAGTGAGATTGTCCGTGGCTGCTGTTACGGCTAATTCGCGGGTAATACTGGCATTGTCACGGCGCCTTAAAAAGAACCCGATAATGCCAAATGCAATAACTAAAATAACAGATTCGATATAGAAAAAAACCTTTATCGCCTCCAGGTCGGTGATGTTAGCAAATTCAATCATTTTAAATAGCGTCTATTGTATGATGGGGTGAAGATAGATTTAAGGGGTGCCATGAAAAAGGACAAAAAAAAGGCAAAAACGATTGATGGCGCCTTTGCCTTTATCAAAATTAAAGTTTGTAAATGCCGATTATGCAGCCTTTGGTTTAATAACCATCGATGCAAGTTGAAACAGTACTTCTAAGCCCTGCTCAACTTTTTCTTCGGCCTCCTTGTTTTTTAATTCAAATTTCGTTTTAAAAACTTCAACCAGGTATGCCAAATCTTCCGGTTTGCGGCCTTTAAGTTCTTCTTTAATTACTGGCAGTTTCCTGAAAACTCCAATCAGGCCAATTCCTTTCAACGAGATTGCCATACTTTCTTTAAAATTTACTTTGCCATCATCGGCAAGGCTTGCAGCCACAAGGTTACCTGTTTCCAGCAAGGTTACAAGCGCTCTTTCTGTTTCTTTCATAATACTCTTTTTTTAATTGTAAATAAATTCCTTATCCATTCTGTAATTGCAACCCGGTTACGCCAAAAATCATGAAATAAACCACTGGCCATTAAAACATCTGTTATGTCGATTAATATTTCCTGATTGGCCGGACTTATCGGAAGTTTTTTTCCGAATATCTGGAGCAACAGGTAAATAAAAACTGTGCTTTTGGTTTTATAGCCATTGGAGCCTTTCATCGCGGCGTTTATCGGCTTCATTACTTTCATGTTATTAGGCAGTGAAGATAGTTTCCTGTGGTGCGATGGAAAAGGACAGAAAAAAGCACAATTACTTATTTTATTATAATTTCTTTCCAATCCGAAACTCCGGGTGTCGATTGATTGGCATCAATTAAGCTCTCCCATGTTTTCCCACTATAAGTAACTCTTGCGCCCTTTTTATAGGCATTAACTGTGCCTGTAGGTTTTACCCATTCACTATCTTTTACTACTGGTTTTACAGTAGTAATAAGCTGATCGTAATATTTGGCAAGTTTGGCCTGACGTTCCTGAATTTCCTGAAACTCACGCATGGCTTCAAGATACTTTATGTCCGGGTCTTGTTGTAAAGTGGTTATTCTTTGGTTAAGCGCATTAAACTCCGCAACAATACTGCTCGAATCTACCTGGACTTGTGTAATTTGAATAAAGTTTTGCGCGTAAGAATAAATCAGGTTATTCAAACCCTGAACAAATGTTGTGGTTTGTGCCTGAAACGTGACCGCTTCTCCATTGACCTTCGTTTTGGCATTATAATTCTCGAAATAATTGTTAACTGCCGGAAGTATGGTGTTAACCATAAACGTCAGCCTTTCGTCATTGGAATACGATGTGTCCTTTACTGTTTTGAAACTTTCACTAACGCGTTCGAGTTCTGTTTGTGCAAATCCTGCAAACCCAGCAAGCAGCATCACTAAAATTAAAAGTGTTTTTTTCATTTGTGTTTTTTTTTAAATTATTATTTTTATGTTAATAGTAAATTATTATTTTACCTGCCACTCCTGGGCCGGACACACCGCTTTGTGTTGATCCACCGCCGCCGCCACCAGAAACACCTCCTGATATACCATTGCCACTTGCAACTACTGACCCATTTCCACCAACACCCCCGTCAATACTTTTTGCTGCCCCGCCGGTTGCGCCAGACCCATTATTCCCTGCGCCGGTTGTTCCTGCACCACCACCACCGCCACCTGAATAGGGCGATGCGCCGTTCAGGGGTGCTGTTGCACCATTGCCGCCGTTGTATGAATTTAATGCCGTTATTCCGCCTGTAGAAGTTCCCCCGCCTGCGCCACCTGTTCTTCCTCCACTATAAGACATTCCACCTTGCCCCGGTTGTGCTGCTATAAATTGTGTTGCTGCTGTAAAGTCTGTTCTTGAAGTTCCGGCTTGTCCATTAGAACCATTATATGATGCTCCGCCACCTGCACCAACAAGATAACTGTATGAGTTTCCTACTGCAACGTCCATTAAGGCTTTAATAAAGCCGCCGCCGCCACCGCCGCCACCGCCGTAAAAGTTAGTCGAATTAAGCCCACAACCACCACTGCCGCCCGGCCCCCAGCACAAAACCACTGCTTTTAGCGTTCCCGATACCGAGTTTGTCCATGATCCGGATGATGTGAATGTTTGCGTGTATTTTGGTCCGTAGTTTCTGAAACGAAGCATACTGTTTGCAGGAGCGTAACCGACCTGATTATAAGTCGGGTCAAAGAACTGCGGAATAGCATTCGAAAAGCATGACGACAAATCGCCGGTTACAGAATTGGAGTGAAACTGTATTGCAGCATAAACATCTTGCAGTGAGAACGTGGTATTATTCGGCACAACTACCAGTTGTGAGTTAACGGCTAACTGAATATTTAATACCGCTAATAATAACAAAATCTTCTTCATTTTCTTTATTTTCTAATTGTTCCAATCGTTTACTAAGGCTATTTATAATTTCATCCTGCCTTGCTACTTTTGCAATCAGCAAGTCAACATATCCAACCGATTTATAACCCGTTTCATCTGTAAAAACCAGTTCCGGATTTACTTTTTCAACTTCCTGTGCAATAACTCCATATCTCATTCTTGCAGTTAAATCATTTCGCATTAAAAACGATTTGAAGTGAATTTGGTCAACCCAACTTAAATTATTAATTGGTTGAATACCCGTTTTTAATCGCCTGTCTGAACCAATAATAAAGTTTCCTGAAACCATCGAACCCGAAACAGTTAATTGATTCGTGGTTGGATTAAATGAAAAATCGGCTTTTCCTCCAAATGAACCTGAAATATTATACTGAACGTGGTTTGTTGAGCCACCAGCGGAACCACCTGCACTTCCATTTGATGCCGCTGTTATTCTACCCTTTGCATCAACCGTAATATTTGCATTTGTATATGAATTTGCAGTCACACCCGTGTTATTGAATGCGTGTGTGTGACTACTTGCCGATACTGAACTGGTGGAAGTACTGGTAATATCGCCTGGTGTTCCTAAAGTTACTGTACCGGTTCCTGTTATGGTTGTAAAAACCATTCCGTTTCCGGCTGCAACGGAAGTAACGAAGCCTGTGTTAGTCCACGATGCAGCACTTCCGTTTGTTGTTAAAAATTTACCGCTATGTCCTGACTGGCTGGGTAATCCGGTTGGCAGAGGCGAAAATGCAACAGAATTGGCATCGTAAACAGTAACCGCATAACCTGAAACAGGAGAATTATACTGGCTTAGTTTTGGTATTGTGATTGATGTGTTTGCAATTTCGGTTGCTGTGATTGCGTTTGCTGAAATCTGCGGGCTTGCCCATGTTGAACCAGCGCCTTGAAGGTCGCCGCCGGGAGATGTACCCACAACTATTTCGTTTGTAAGAGTGGCATCAGCCGTACCTACAAGGTAGTTAACATTCGTTGGTGCATACACTGTACCGCCACTCCCATTACTGGCTAATGTTAATCTGCCATCACCACCAACTGTTATGTTTGCGTTGGTATAACTTCCGGGGGTTAATCCAGCAACTTGATTTAGATTTGCAGTGATAACATTTGCATTGTTCACAAAAGTTATGCTCCCTGATGTTGTAAAATTTGGATTTGTTGTACTTCCACCGTTTACCAAAACTTCATCGCCCGTATCCGAAGTAATAAAGCCATAAATATTGTCCCAGCCTGTATTTCCATCAGTAATAAATCCATAACTATTATCCCAGCCTGTATTTCCATCCGTAATAAACCCTGCACCGTTAGTAAGTTGATTTGTATTGGTTGGAATGGTTGTGTTGCCGCTGTGAAGTAATTTAAACCAACTTCCAAATGTTCCATTGACAAATTTCCTGATATATATATCATCATTGTCTGGAAAAGCTATTTGTTTTCCATAAGTGCCGCTACCACCAGAACCGTGTGAAACCATTGTAATAACACCGTTGGCATTATCAGGTGCGTACGGATTGTTAGCTGCTGTACTAAGATAAGTGTCATAATACAAACCAAGTGAAGAATATGCAAGTGTATTTAAGTCACTTATATAAGCATTATATATAGTTCCGTGGCCATGTGTTGTCGGTGAATAATACGTTCCATGTTGCCCATCCAGCAAATCCGCGTTCAAGTTAGTTACCAGCGTAGTACTTGCAACGGTTAATGGGGCTGTGCCAGTGGCTACGTGCGATTGCAATGTGTTACCCCTAACATTTCCATTAATATACATTTCTGCTATTTGGGCTAAGGCGTTTTGGTTTTGTATTACCTGCCCGAAAGTTGCGGAGTGAGTTGATAATGTTGCATTCGCGTGGGTTATTTTGCCGCTTGTATAAACGTCGGTTATTGAAGTGTTGCCCAACCGGACTGTATTGCTTCCACTTCCTATTGCGGTGTAGCCTATAACTATTTCGTTAGTAGTTGCTAATGCGCTCGCTCTTGTTTGCATCCCTAAATACACATTATAGTTTCCTGTGGTTCTGCTTGATCCGGATGCAATTAGATTGCCCGCCTCAACTCCATAAGCAGAGTTTCCAATACCTGTGGTGTTATTCATAAAAGACGATGCGCCAGAAGCGGTGTTGTTTCCGCCTGTGGTACTAAGCATAGAGTAATATCCAAATGCAGAATTGTTCGCTGCGATAGTGGCGCTATAAAGTGTGGTAGAACCTACTGCAGTGTTACTACTACCAGAAGAATTCACACGAAGAGAACTTGCGCCAATAGCAGTGTTATAATGTCCTGTGGTGTTAGCAGGTAGAGAAGTGTAACCCATTGCAGTGTTCATTCTTCCTGTGGTGTTAGCAACAAGGGAAGGAGTACCAAAAGCACTATTCTGATTTCCTGTTGTATTTGCGGTGAGGGCAGACGAACCCATTGCTGTATTCTCATACCCCGTGGTCATAGCAGTTAAAGTTTCCCAACCGACACCTGTATTATTCGAAGAGTAATTTGACAAAGTTGAAGTTGAACCCATTGTAAAATTACCGGAATTAGAACCAATAAAAGTATTTCTGCCTATAAATGTCACCGCTCCCCTTACTCCATAATTAAAATCATGGATGAACCTGTTTCCACCCTTAAAAATAATTCCTTCCGTATTGTCAAAAGTGGTTAAAGGAATCAGGAAACTCATTGAGTTAGATAAATTTCCGCCTGCTGTTATATCCCCGGTAATCCACATATCTGCAGTTTGGGCAGAGGAGTTTTGGTTTTGGATATAATTTGTACCTCCTGTTAATGGTGCGTAAATCAGAGGCGCTTGCCAAAGTGATCCATTGGTTCCGTTTGTGGTCAAAACTTTTCCGGCTGTTTCTCCGGTCGATTTTATCACAGTTCCCTGTATGGGTTCAATCTGAGAAAGCCTGATTAACGGTTGCCCATAATTTATCGTGCTTATAAAAAGCGCAGCGATTAAAAGTATTTTTTTCATATTGTTAAATTGAATAGTTTACAGATAAAACATCATTGTAGCCCACATTCGAAGGTACATATTCAGCAATAAAAGTGATGGTTGTAGTTGCTCCGTAACTGACTGTATAATTAACGGTTGCAGTTTGTAAAACCCCGTTTTTAAAAACCTCTTCCGATCCTGAAATAACATTGTCGGCAATGGTAAAAACAAGGTTCGATCCGTTAATTACTCCGGTTGGCGTTACCCTGTATTTTCGCTGTGCCAGGTTCAGCGAAGTAAGACCAAGTAATGTTCGTGCCTGTGCAACTGTCATGGCTTCGGGTACACCGGTTGCCGCCGTGGTTCTGCCCAGAAATGTAGCTGTTGCAACGTCGGCCATTTTTACAAGGGTAACGGCTTTGTCGGTTATTGCTGTAACTGTTCCAGAAATAGTAACCGCGCCGGTGGCAGTTTTAAGCCAGTAAATTCCATCAAAATAGGTTTTCAGAAATGCCTTTACGTTCGTCCAGGTTATTTTCTTAACAACACTGCTTTCAACCGTAGCCACAAGGTCGGTATCATTTGGCGTTGCCGCCGCTGCTCCATTCACAATCACACCAATCGATGAAGCTGTTTCTGCGGCATGAAGTGCGCCAAGTTGAGCGTTTGTTAAGTGGTTGTATTGCCCTACTGTTCCGCCCTGTATGTTTGATAGGTTGTTGTGGTCATTGATTGTGCTGCTCATTTTTATCCACCTGCCCGGCGTTGCATCGCTGGCAATATCCGTTGGCCTTATAACTGTATCGTCATTGCTTGCCGCAACACTTTCCAAATCGTAACGGTATAACCCGAGCGATTCGATGTTCATAATCATTTTATCTGCCCTTTCGGCAGCTATAATGGCTTTTGCCGCTGCAAGGTCCTGAACCGGAACATGAATTGAATTACCCAGTCCGGAAGTAGCATCACCAATTGCAGTGTTTAGTTGATCAACATTAACAGCATCGGTACCAGCACTACCAGGGTTAAGTGATACAATTTTCTGATTATTAAGGTTAAGGCTGGCATCTATGTGTAGCTGCTTACTGCTTCTGATTTTTGTTGTCATGTTTTTAAATCTTAAATATTATTTTGGTTTGTAAATACATTCAAGTATATCCGTAAAACCCGAATTGTTTGGCGGATCGTCCATTTGAATCGTTGTATTATTAATTTCCGAAAAATCGTACTCTTTTAAACCATTCAAAAGGACAAATATTTTGCCCGGAACATACGGTTTCGATGTTGTAAACACGGTGTTTACGCCGTCGATACTGCCTGCTAACCGTTCGGTTACATACTCGCTGGTTTCATGCAAAAGGGAATTCACAAAACCAACTATCCGGGCTTTTACAGCATTGGTATAATTATCTGATACTTGAAATATTAAGCTGTCGATATAACATTTGCCCTGCATGGGCATCAGGTTTCTGATACTGTCTGTTTCTGCCTCTGCTGCGGTAAAAGCGGCTTGTACAGAAGTGTATTGCGCCGCTCCCATTACCGAAATAATCTTCCGGCTGGCCGTTAAAATTTCGTTGGTGGCAAAAATATGGTAAAGCACATAATTGCCGTTGTCAACATCTTCAATACTTGTCAGGCCGGGATTATAGAGAACGCGGTCGCTGGTTGCCACAGCATAGCCGGTGTTCGAAGCAAAACGGGGTTTATGGTCGGTAAAAAAAAGAACAGGTATCGTAGTTGTCGATTCCGGGATGGTCATTTCAAAATCATCGTGGATCATAACTCCGCCGGTGATATTGAATTTTGCGTGATCGTTCGAACTGCCATCACCATTCAGAATGTAGTTAGCCAATTGCAATCCTGTTTTTCTTTGTGCTGCCAGGCTGTTATGAATATACCATTTGATTTGCGGGTTCCATTCGCTGCCATGCCTGTCATCACCGAAGTGGACTAAATCAGAGTTTTCAGCATTCCAATAGAAACAGGAAATCAGAATTTTTGAAACATAGATTTCTTCAAGTTCAATGGTTGTGGGATTCTTTTTGAAAAACAGAATCCGTCCACGGCCTGGTTCTGGTTCTTTGTCAAAATAAATGCAAAACAGACCTTCCTCATTTGGTATTACAATTTCGTGTAGTGTGAAAATGCGATGGAGAATGGCTTCATTTGACCAGGAAAAAACGGAGTAGCGGGGTTCAAAGTTTTCGACCAGCGGATCGAAAGGTTTGATTGAGAAAATGCGTGTATTTATATTGAAAGAGAATTCAGCATCATAACCACCGGCATGATAAAAGCCACTGGAACGCTGGTTGGCGCGATCCCGCCAAAGGCTATCAATAAGAATGGAAATCATATCGTCAGATATGCCTTTCCGTTTGAGATTGGTGAAGAGGTGTTTTAGTTCACTTTTTGTTCTTATTCTTTCATCGGCCATGGTGTCAATTAAAAATTAGAAATTAAACCTGCCTGCTGTCAGGCAGGAATTAAAAATTACGTTTGTACCTTGTTTAGATTCGCCTGCGAATCCGTAAGTCAAAAAATTCATCGCGGAATTCTGGAGCGATGTTAACGGAAGCGCGAGCTTTCCGGCTGTTGGGCTGTTCAGCATACATTCCGAATTGGGATTCCTGCCCAAAAGGAATCTAACTTGTTGTATTTTGCGGTTACAGTCCTGAACCCTTTTTGTGGAGCAATTTTAAATACTACCGATTCCGCTTCCGGAAGATGGAACGATAATATTTGCAGAAATCAGAGCTGCGGTAATTTCTTCGAGCGCTGATTGAATATGAATGGCATTTAATCCCGGAATTGGTGCGATTGAAATTTTGTCAGCATCAAAAAACAAGAACTGTAAAGCCTGGTTAATTTCTGTTATTTTGAAAGGAATGATTAACCATTCGTTTCCTGACCAGTTTAATATTTCATCTTTTTGAACTTCAATACCCCAGAGCGATGCATCTTCGCGCACCAGGTACGAATCGAACAAAGCAGGCCCGGCCGGTTCTGTTTCGGCATAGCCTTTTAAAGTACATTCAGGAAAAGCAATCCGTAGGATGCTATTGCAGACTTCGATAAAATTGGTGTCTATTTCCTGAAAAATAGTGCCTACCCTGCGTGACGGACCTTCAAAAATCTTTTTCATAATTTATTATTTATAATCCAAATGGAAACAAGTTTATATCTGTGTCGAAATTCAATCCGATATTTTTAAAATCAATCAATGTATCATCAAGTATTAAATTATTTGGATGCCAGTGTTCTTCAAGGCCGGTTGTGTGAGGCTGGTAATCTCCTTTATAACCTGTGATTTTAGTTTCACCAATGGTATTTACTGAATATTCGGTTTCCATGGTTTCGATAATAAAATCACCTTCTTTTGATCGAAATTTGCCGGTAATATTTCTTGAAACGTAATCAATAACATTCAGCGGTAATGCAGCTCTTCTTTCAACCGGTTGGCGCTGACACCAAAACCGGTTCCATTTAGGCCAGCGTGTTGCAAGTAATCCTTTTGTTTTTTTCTCCCAATCAAGGGCAATGTTTTTGGTTTCAGATTTTGCCCGGTTGTTTCCGAGATAAAACATAAGCCGTGGAGTAAAACTTTCGTATTCAAACCTGATGGTTTCCATGTTTCCTTTTTGAAAGGTTTGGGTTGTCTGATCGCCAAAAATGGTACTGAATTCTGTTTTAATTTCTTCGATTTCGTATTCCTTTTCCCGGTTAAAAAATCCATTTTGAAAGCCGGTTGTAAGGTGTTTCCATCCGATTTTATTTTCAGGTATTTCCTTACCTGTGGCGGGGTCGATTTGGTTTTTAATGGTCCAGCAATACTGAACGTAGGTATTGGATTGAATGATGTAACGGATTTCGTCGTTTAATGGATTTTCGATAAATTCCAAATCTGCGGCTGTTTCAACCGGATCTCCTTCAAAAATCCTGCGGTCATCAATATCTTCCCATTTTTCAGAAAACATTAAATCAGCATCATCATGGCTGAAAAGGAATTTCAGGGTAACATTTTTTTTCTCACCCATGTACCATGCTCCAAGCATATAATCACTGATATCAATTGGAACAGAATCCATGATAGTTTCCCTGTCAACAACATCAACTTTGCCGTTAGGGTGAAAATGAAAGCAGACATTGAGCAGATTCTGAATACTGATAACAAAATCTTTCATTTGTATTTTTGGGATAAGATCGCGATACTTGAAAGTACCATCATAACTCCTTATGATATCCTGAATATCGCCGGTTGTATATGTAATGGAGGGAATGATATAATATTTATCGTTTTCGTCAGGAATTTCAGGAATTACGACAGTTGTAACGGTTCTGGTAAAATCAATGTGCGTGACATCGAAATTATTATACAGGATAAGTTTTTTCAAATCATCGTGTTCTGCGATGGCATTTTTGTCGATAAAAAAGTGTGCATCACGAAAAAGCATTTCGAGAATGTAATTCAGGAAAAGCATTGGTGAAAGTACGTTGACAAAAAGGTCGGTTTCCATTCTTTTAATCAGAGCAGTGGAGCCCATTGTATCTACTGTATTATTTGGCAGTAGTTTATTTACGAAGTAAGCGCAGCTTTTCCGGAAGGCTTCTGTTAGTGCTTCGGTTTTGTAATCCTGTAAAATAGTAGCTGGTGGTTGTTTTCTGAATATATCCTGCCAAACGGTCAAATTAACATAGTCGGGATTAGGAATTGCTTTTTTAAGATCCACGGTATGGCCTTTATCCCTGAAAAATTCAGGGTTAAAGATGGTAGGGCAGCCATACGGATCGGTGAGTGGATCATAGTTTGCTTTGTTTTGAAAAGTGATATCCTGCGCGAATGCAGGTATATCATAAATGTATTTTTCGCGATGTTCCTTTCCCAGGTTCCCGACGTTGTTGCGACCCCATCCGCTGTAAGATTCGTTGTTGGCTGACTGGATTACAAGGGTTCCGGCGTGAAGCAGTTTTCCGCTGAAGCGTATTTCAAAGCCTTTAAATTCGCGGTCGTTTGATGTTGAATATTTTTCGAACCTGTCAGGGTTACCGAGAATTGCGCGGTTTGTTTCGTTTACTTCGATTTCAATACCCATTGCAACATCGCCCGGGATTTCTGTAAAAAAGCAGGCAGGGTTGTAATAGATAATTTTTACCGAAGTTTCGGGGCTTAATAAAAGAGGTTTGTTATTAATGTAGTAACCTAACATGGGAAAATGCGTGAATGAAAAAAGGCATAGGCAAAGTTGCAGGCAAAGAGCAAGGGGCAAAGCCCGCCTGAATGACACAGTCGGGCAGGGGCAAAGGGTAAAAATTCTTTCATTTCTAATCTTTCATTTTTCATTTCCTCCTTTAGTAAGCTTCAGTTATTTCGATATCAATACTCTGCTGATCCTGCATTGAATCTGTTAATTGCATTTCAGTGCTTGTAATTATTACAGGAACAATACTGTATTGATTAATAAAATCAGATCCGCCGATGGGTGGCATTAACAGCCATGCGTTTGGAGTATCGAGCAGCACATCGAGGGCAGTCATTTCTGCTTTGCTTTTATAGCCGGAATTAATTTGCCAGCGGCGTGTGCGTTTGTTGCCTGATACGATTTGGGTACGTTGTTTAATGGCCATCCCTTTCTCAAATGGTTTTCCGGTAATTTTTCTTTCTCCGGAAGGATTGTAAGCAATTGCTCCGGTAAGAGAAATACAGTCAATTCCACCAATTTGATTATCAGCGAGCAGGAACCAGACTTCTTCGTGATAAGCCCAGTCGATGATAAAAGTACGTTTTTCAACTGATGGCGTTCCTGTCATCCATACTTCGAATTTCAGCAGTTTTGCATCTCCGTCGATTGGAGGAAACCCAAGGCCGGAAGGCTGTAGTTCGAATTCAAACATTACATCATACCACATGGTTGGGAAATCGGCATAGTTTTTCACTGAGCCATCGCTGTAATAACCTTTTGCGTTGAGCGTAAAATTCAAGCCGGTTGTTGGCGGTTTCCACCAAAGCTTTATGGGTTGGTATGGAGTAATATACTGTGTAAGGGGCTGATATGTGAACCATCGGCCACCGGCACAGAAATAGTCAAACCATGAATTGTTGGACTGGTTGAGCTGGGAAAGAACAAGATCATTCAATTTTCCTTTTACGATAAAAATTGTACCGAAAGCGGCCTGCCAGTTTTCAACCAGAACATTGCTTTGATTTACATACATCTCACCAGGAATCAGAAATATGTCATAAACAAGATTTACGTAACCATGCCAGCGGCCTTCATATTGGGTTGGAATCGGCCAGTGAAAATCTTTGTTGACATTTTGATCCACAATACCGGAAATATCAAATCGTGCAACTCCGGCTGAATCGGGAGCAATAGCATCCATAAATGGCGTACCAAAAAGAATGTTATCTGCACTTACGATTTTAAGAAGTATTTTGTATTCGGAAGCACCGGCAGGTATTCCGCTCGTTGTTGCTTTTAGCTCGATGATATTCCCGCTCAGGTGTGTGCTTGCAGGTAATATTCCAGAAATGGTAACACTCATAATCCGCTTGTTTGTTTGATTCGTAAATATTTTTCACGTTCGCGTTCTATGGCATCTATTGCCACTGCCGGCCTGTAATTCATGAAAAGATTAATTGCTTTTGCCAGGGCAAGATTGGCTTCAGTTTGTTGTTGCAATGCTTTTGAATTGTCGGGATAATCCGGCAAAATCATTGTGGATGAACTTCTGTTTGCTGATGAAAATCCTCCGGAAGATAAAAGAGGCATTGCAGCCTGACTGAGTGAAATCCTTCGGGTTCTCATTTTTTCAAATATTTGAGTAAGGTATCTCACATTTGGGTCAGCGAGCATATCCTGAGAAAGCACATATTCGCCTTTATGTACGATGCCGGCAGGTTCTTTTTTTCCTCCGGGACCGGTTGGCCCACCATCTGAGTAGCCTGCATCATTTGAAGGTTTTGAGAAAGATTTAACCGTTTGTGCCAGCACCATTGCTGTTTGAGCAACTGCAATAGCTGTGTTAAATGGTATCATAGCGGCGGCACCGGGACCAAGGAGTAATGCTGCGGCGTTTGCTTTTGCAAGGCTTACCCAGATTTCAGCAATCGCTAATCCCTGGTTAAATGCAAATAAAGCTTTTCCGAGTGCTGTTTCCTGATCAACGATACCGGACAGGGCTGTTACAAATGACTGTGCGGCTTCAATGCGTTGTTCACGTTGCATCCATTCAGCATCAACCATATCGAGTTTAAGCTGAAGCATAGCGTCGCTGTATCTTTTTTCTGCGGCCAGCATTGCAGCGTGGTTTCCGGCAGCCAGATTAAGTTCGTTGACATATTGTGCCTGAATCAGTTCAGCCCGGGCGTTAAAAGATTCCTGCATTTGTTCCAGCGGAGCAACTTCTTCATCAAAAGGATCGGTTGCAGTAACCATATTTTCAAGGTCAACCAGATTCTTGCCGGTTTTCAGGTCGGCCATTACCTGCTGATGTTTCTTTTCCTTTTCCTGTATTATCTGATGGATAGCATCGTTGATGGCCTGTTCTTTTTCATTCAGGGTAACTTTGTCAAATAATTGTTTTTCCAGTGCGGTTTTTTCCTGATTCCAACGTTCAATTTCGGCTTCTTCCTGACGTTGAAATTCATCGCGGAAATTTTCGATTTTGGCGTTAGCCAGTTCTTCAACAGCTTTTAACTGTAAATCGCGAAGCTTAATATCCACTGCTACCTGCAATTCGAGGGCTTTGTTTACAGCTTCCTGGTATTCCTGTGAACCGGCGTTATATATTTTGAGTTTATCGTCAAGGAATTTTAGCTCGCTCAGTAGCATCAGGTCATTGTATTCATCCTCATTGGTTTTGCCTTTAAGATAATCCTGACGGATAAGCGCTTGTTTTTTATTAAACGCTGCTGTGAGAACTTCGATTTGCTGGTTGATTTCATCATCGGATGTCCATTTGGGGGGATTCATTTTACTTTCCAAATCCTTAATTTTCTGTTGAATCCGGATATAATCTTTGCCTCCAAAAATGGCATTGTCGAGGGCAATCTTGTATTTTGCCAGTTTTTCGTTCATCATCACCAGTGATTCGGTACCGATTTTATCACCAATGCTTTCAGCATTAACGATTTCCCAAACACCTTTTGCAGCTCCCTTTAAACCTATCATGGTGTTTTCAAGCTGGTCGATTCCTGTGTTCATGGTTTCCGCGGCTTCCTGCCCGTTTTCAACTGCATCCATCATGTTTAATGAAGCGGTGAGGTATGGGTTACCACCGGATTTAAAGATATTGACTGTTTTTTGCCAGAGTGTGGCCCTTGTGTTCGTTTGGCGAAGCATATCCTGTTCGAGTTTTTGCAGACGGATTGTATTTTCGATAGCGCCAATCATTTCAGCGCTCGATTCAGCCATCACTCTTTTTTGTTCCAGGGTAAGTGTGTTTGAATCCTTTATGGTATCATTCAATTTTTCAAGATGGCCGGTGTAGGCATCGGTCATTATTTTTAAATCTTTTAATGCTTTAGCTTGCTGTTGGGCACGTTCATTGGCTCCGCTCATGTATTTATCATAGCCACGTATAGCGAGAATCAGCCCGGCGATTGCAGTAAAAGCAAGCCCGATGGGCGTTGCAGATGCAAAAGCCATAAACAGGCGCATTGCAACGGCAGCACGTTTAAAATTACCTTCGAGTACTGCAACTGCAGCAGCATAAAGCAGCATTGCAGCGCTTCCGGCACGATTTAAGAAAATGTTGGCGCGGAGTACAACAAGGCCAAGGCCCATCTGTGTGTTTTTTCGTGCTTCCCATAAAGCCAGTATCTTAACTGCTGCGGTATAAGTAATCAGGTAGCCGGTTGCAAAAACAATGGTTGCACCATATTTGAACAGGAATTCGACGGTAGCGCCAAAAACTTTAAGCAGTGTGGATGCTTTTTTGATTGTACTGGCATAAATGGGAGCAAGTTTTTCGCCCAAATCAACCTGTACCTGTTTAAATATTTTTGAGGCTTTTTCAAGGTTAGCCTGTGCGCTGTTGTTCTTTTTGTTGAACTCTATTAAAAGTGAATTTCCTTTTACAAATTCTTCGTTACTAAACTTTTGGTTTTCGCGAAGCTGATCGATGTTGGCAGCCAGTACACCAAGAACGTTTGTAGCGCGAACACCATCCATTCCCAGTGAGCTGAGAGATTTTGCCAATTGCCCAAAACCATCGGTACTGCCTTTGGCGCCAATCAATAACTGAATAAGGGCTTCGTTGGCATCTTCGTTCATTAAATCGGTAAAAGCCTGCAGTTCCATACCAGCCACATGTGCGTAATCGGCAGTATTTTTAAACATATTGCTGATAACCTGGTTAAATGCTGTTCCGGAAACCTCCGAAGTTTGGCCCAATTCATCAAGCGTAGTTGCGATACCCAGAATTTTGTCGATGGTTATGCCTGCTGTTGGAGCTACCCCGGCCACCCGTTTTGTGAATTCGAGCATGTAACCTTCGTTGGCAGTACCGGAAGCGCCCAGGGCATTCATTGCGCTACCAATTTTTAGCAATGATTCCTCCATTGTAAATTCCTGATCGAGTTTGAAGATGTCAACCAGTTTTCCGAGCTGGCGAACGGATTCTTCCGTATCGCCGCCCAAATCTTCGGCCAGAGCGACTTTTATTTTATCTGTTGCATTTACGAAACCCAGAATATCTTCCTTTCCCCTGATACCGAGTTTACCGGCTACCCGGGCCAGTTCAAGCAATTCGATTTGTGCTGTGCGGGTATTTATTTTGCGGATTTCCTCATTCAGCGCCTGGGTTTCCATTTTGGTCAGGTCGGTGGTTTTCATAACGTCCACAAGCTTATCATCATATTCGGCAAAAGCTTCAACGGTTTGTTTTACTGTCATAACAGCGCCTGCAACTGCGGCAATACCTGCGGTGATAACAGCAAAATAGCGGTTGGCAGCATCAGCCATTTTTTGGAAGTTATTCCACTTTTTATGGGTAGTGCTTAAATCCTGATTGTGTTGGTCGATGATTGTTTTGAGGGATTTGATTTTGGCGGTATGTTTTACATAATCTTTGCTGCCGAGGGTCATGCGTGCCTGTTCGTTTACAAGCTTTGACATTTCCTTACGGATGGAAACAATATCGGCAGAAACCTGTTTGCCGTTGATGTAAAGGTTTATTCGTCTTGTATAGGTTGTTGCCATGTTAGTAAATTAAAAAGAAGCCTCTCCCCGACCCTCTCCAAAGGAGAGGGAGTTAAGAAATCTTTGTTGTAACTGTTGTTAAAAGTAGGTTAGGGAAGAATGATGGGAAAGGACACAAATAAATGCGTGAATGCTATAATGCATGAATGCAAGAAAAAAACGCAGGACCACTAATAAAAGGGTAATTTAGATTTTGAGTTTAGTGGCGTTTAGTACTGCATTGGCGTTTACTATTGCGATGTGGTCAGCGAGAACAGGAGCGTTTCTGTCAATAACCGGATTAAACCATTCAACTGAATTTCTTCCACCATTTGTCATTTTACCTTTGGCTGTTCTTGTAACCAGTTTTCCATTCATTTTCCATCCTCGGCCTACGCCCTTGTGAACAAATATTCCATGACGTTCGAATGAAAATGAAATGGTATCGATTTCACCGTAGGATTGTTTTGTTGATGGTTTGATGCTGTTTACAAGTTTACCTTCCTGTCGTTGTTTTGAACCTGTTCCCCTGGTGATGAATGATTGCGTTTTTCCAAACTGAAACCATGAGGCGCTGCTACGGAGTTCCCTGTTTACTTTTGGTATCCATCGGTTAACAATATTGTTCTGTTCGATTACACCCTGTATGCTTAAAGCCATTTCGCTGAATTAATATCGGATGGAACCGGTGACGAAATGGTAAAAGTAAGTCGTATGCCTATTGAGTTACCGATTTCGTTGGCAATCAGTTTTGATTCAACGCTTGAATATTCAAAACCACGGACCACCGGTGTAAGTGGATTTCGTTTGTCAGACTTGATTTTAATCAGGATATCATCGGCAATACTTTCGAGGTTATCCCATATCTCATGGACTTTGGCGTAATCGCTGATATCGGGGCAATGGTCGAGCAGTATAAAAGCTCCGCTGCGGTTTTTGAGAATGTTGTCGCTTTTGTTATCGGTATAGTCATAACTGTATCCTTCGAGAATAAGCATTGGGTATGCGACATCAGTACGATTGATTCCATTCAGCACTTCGTCGAGTTCAAATCGAAAGAAGTGTTTTTCGTTTTCGGTATGCTGAATTTCAATATGAGCTTTTGCAAGGTTTTCGAAGTAAGCTATCAGTTGTGAAAAGTTGTTGTTCATGTTTATTTGCGTTTGATGTTTTCTACAATCTTACCTGTCATCCATCTTAAAACATTGTGAAGTGGCAAAAGGGCATATCTGTCATGATTGATTAGGTCATCGCCAACTATGTTTTCAAATATTTTTATCCATCCGGAGTTCCCGGGGTTTTTATGTGTTTTGGGCTTTGGTTGTTCCTCTGTTTCTTCTTCCTGTTGAAATATTATTGGATAGGATCTTGCAAGCCATCCCCGTATTAAAACATAGTTAATAACGATGGCTTCAAGAATTTCGGGTTTAGCATGGGAAAGTGTTGAAGCGTTTAATGAAATTTCATTTTCGTTAAAGGAATGGTTTTGCTCCAGATAAAGTGAGGCAATGAATTTATGAAGATCGCTTGGTTTTTTGACGGTTTGGTAATCTGTAAAATAGCTTTCGATAAAAATAAATTGTGCAAAAGTGACGCCAGCCATTTTTGATTTTGGTGAACAGAAAATCTTCCCGGAAGTTTTTATTTCAGGAATGATAAAAGCGTTGTGTGGTTTTACATCCATGAATGGCTCGAAAAGATTCATAAGGTTGTATCTGTCAAAATCGCTGAGCAGGTTTGTGGAGATTTTCTTTATACCTGTCATGATTTTCAGGAAACCTTTTTCGGAAATCGTTCCATTTATAAGTTTTGCAATTGCAATAAATTGTAACGGAGTAAGCTCAGCGAATGTCGATGGGAAAAAACCCTGCCAGGTGCGGGTATATTTCAGGAAACGGAATGGCTGATATTCGAGTGTGATTTTTTCCATATTGAGTTTAAGCGAAAAATGTTTTCTTACCATAATTGTCTCTTTTATACACGGAACCGGTTTGCCCTGAGTATTCAGGCCAGTTTTCGAGCAGGTGCGCTTTTAGCATTTCAAGATAGCTGTTACCGATAACGCGATTACGGCTTACCAGTACTGCAATATGTTGTTCGGTTGCCGGGGCTTTTACTGTTTTGGCGCGTTGCTGATCCTCGTTTTTTTCGAAGTAAAGACCTTTATCGTACAAAGTAGCGCCTGTTTCTTCCATCAGCATGGTGCTGGCCAGATAAATCAAAGGTTTGCGGATGTAAGGAAGCAATTTGAGAACTTTAGTATCGATAACTTCGTTTGCCATTTCTGTTTTAACGGTGGCATAAATTGTTTCTCCAAGTACAGGCCTGATGGCAGTATCTTCGATATAGGCAATGGAAGGTTTTAATGCAAGGAAAATCAGGTTGCTGCGGTGGATATTGAAAGGGATTTCCTCAACAACTTTAACGGTAGGCAGAAATGAGGTAATGAGTTTGTTAAAGTTTTCCGAGGTCATAAATTCCTCAAATGAATCGATATTCAGTTCAAGGAAAGTCAGCACATCATCCAGTGCGTTGAAACCGGTTTCAGCAAAGAAAGCTTTTATTGCATCTTCCTGGTATTTGTATAAACCTTTTGTACGTTCGGTTTCCATTCTTTGAAAACCTGCATCGGTAACGGAAACATTCAGAAAATCAAAACCGATATAAAATGCAAGGTAAATTGTTGCAAACTGAATTTTTCCGAGCAGTTCTCTTCGAAGTTTTTCATCATCCGTAGGTGTCTGAGATTCATCTGCTTTGTACAAGGCTTCGAGAGCGTCGTACATTTCGAAACCTAACAGGGGTTTGATGTACCTGTTTTCAGCATTTTCGATATGAGATTTAATTCTGTTAAAATCGTTACCTACACCAATGGGCAGGATAGCTTTTATTTCGGTGATGGTTTTAAGTAACATTAGCTTAAAGTTTTTTTGGTACCGCTGCCGGTATCAAGAGTTGTTAAAATTGTATTTCTGAATCTCCACTCCATTGTTTCGGGAGCGCCGTTAAATTTCACAAAGGTTTCAAGCGGGTCGAGCAGGTTCTGCCGGTCGAGCCAGGCATTTGCGATATTGACCAGGAAAGCTTCGCGGATATTGCTACCGCCTTGATTTCCAGCATAAGCTCCCCCGGGCATTCCTGCGCCCAACACATTTGGGTTAACCATCAGGGAGAACAGGATTTCAGAGTTTGCAGCTGCACTTGAGATTAAATCCTGTTCGCTGCTGAGTTTATTTTGTAGTGGTGTGATGATCCACTGCTCTTCGGTTCTTCCACTGGGGCCGACTTCAAACATAGTGAAGACTGGTTTGTTTGCGTTGGCAGTGCCGCAAAGATTATCTTCGATTTCATCCATAAATTTGTTGATGGCCTGTGAGCGAAGCGCGACATCCGGGTATTCTGCTTCCGGGAATTTTCTGTCCCAGAAAGCGTATGGAATCTGAACGTGCCATTTCCATGTGATTTGGTTGGTGTAAGCCTGTTTTAAAAATGATGGTATTGCCTTTGCAACATCAATCCATCCGGCAGTGTAGGCTGAATTCCAGACCGGAGAGCTGTAATATTCGTTGTTGCTCCAACTATCGCGAATTACCTGTATAAAACTTTTTCCTTTTATTGATCTTGCATACTGACGGCGTTTTAAATCTGCTTCCGGATCGTATTCGTCAAGAACATCGTGAATGGTGTACTCTGATTTTGAAGGAGTATCCGGCCATTTTCCTGAAACGATGCACTTTTCAATTGAGCCATTAGCGTTTGCAACACTGAGTCGGCTATACTTGGCATTAATGGTGTTGATACCTACAAGCTGGCTTCCATCAGCGTTTGGCAGAAGCTGAACAAAGGCAGGGCCAAATTTGAGGTAATCGCGTGTGGCTTTTTCGAGGTATCGCCGGACCATACGGCTGTTGGCAAAAGCGCGGATTTTCGGGTCGGTGAGTTGTTTCAGCACTTCGTTGCCATTATCATCGAAGCCTTCCACTGTTACCGGAAATATGCCCTGCCCTAATGTAAAATTGCGGATAAACTTTAATCCGCTGTTCAGCACACTGACTGAGTTAATAACGCCATCGGCGAATTGCGGGAAGTTGTTACCTGCGCCCCAGTCTGATATAGAATAATTTTCAACTAAAGTTTTATCGGGATCTACCTGTTGTGGTGTTGCTGTTTTCTTTGGTTTTTCCAGTGGAGCTCCAGTTGTACTGAGGTACATGCCACGGTTTCCATAACCGATTAAAGGAACACCAGAATTATTGAATTGTACGTTTGCCATGGGAATTAGAAATTAGAAATTGTAAATTAGAAATTAAACAGCCGTGATTTATAGAGATTGGTTGTGATTGTTGGGAAACAGCCGAACATCCGTGATTTAAAGAGATTGGTTGTGATTGATGGAAAACAGCCGAATAGCCGTGATTGAAGAAAACAGCCGTGATTTGTGGTAATTGATTGTGATTGTGAAAACAATAAATCTCTACAAATCTCTTTCCTATTTCAATTAATCTCTTTATTCTTTTTATCATTTTGCATTTTTAATTTTTAATTGTGTTTCAAAGTATTACTGTCATTCCGTTCCATTCTATGATTGCATCAATGCTAACCGGTGTGGGGTGGCCTATTTTGTTTCCCTGAAGGTCGATTGGCAGTACACCACGGATGCTGTTTTTGCTCATGTTTGCGGTAAGGCCGCATGCTACTGCGTGAGGCATAAAAACGATTTCGCCGTTTTGTTTGATGAATTTGATACTGAAAGTAGTTTGTTTTCCTGCCGGGGTTTCCTTTACATCGTATTCCCGGAGCATCAGGTTTCTTCTGATTTTTTCAGCCATAACTTTTTTATTCAAAGCTATGTAAGGAGAAAGGGTTAGGAAAGGACAGAAAAAGAAGTAAATAAGTTATTGGTGTATTGAGTAAATGAGAGCAGATTAAAATGAATACCTATATTTAATGTAATTATTTACCTGCCATTACCCAGTAATAAAATTTGTACCCTCAAAAGTAGCGCATAATTCTGAAAAAACATTGCGGTTATTCTTTCTGGCAGTTGATACAAAACCTTCTATTCTTGCGTAGATGTCAGCACCGGTTTCTGTGCGGAAACAATTTGATATTTTCTGTTTTACTTTTGCTGGCCTGATATCCCTTTCGGCAAGGTTGTTCGTAAAGGGGACATTTTTGTTGAATGCAAAAGCAAGTACAGCATGTTGCTGGCTGATCAGGCGTTCGACAAGACACCTGGCTTTGGTTCGTTTATACCGCCCCCTTCTGCCGGGTATTTTTATTGGTGGCGGTTCGGATTTTTCACCGATGCCACAAATAAGTTTATATCTTGCCCATATATGTTGCCGCCGTTTTAATCTTTCTTCGAACGGCATTTTGTAAACATCCATTAAAAATGATTTGAATATTTTTGCCCACCTGTTATTGTCATTTTCTATCAACCCTTCGAGTTCCCGCAATATATGCGCCCCACAAATTGAGTGGCTCAAACCGTTGAACTTAAAATAGCTGCTCCAACAATCATGGACAAGCCAACCTTTAAAATCGCCCAGTACCGATTTTTCACTTTCCAACGCTTTTGTCCCCCTGTTGGCATGTACAAACAAATAGGTATAAAGCTGAGATGTTGCCACATGCAGCCAGTGTAATTTTCCCTTTACCCTCACACCTGTTTCGTCGGCATGGGCAACATCCTGACCTGCGACTTTTAACTTGATTATTTTTTCGCTTTCCTCAAGCTTCTCAAAACATTGCATAGAAGCTGAATAAACAGATGATTCGTTTAACGGACAGTCGAACAAATCTCCAAACAGCAACTGTATTTTTTTAAAGGGAAGCTTAAAGTCTACATTCAGCAGGGTTACATAAGCTTTTGTCCTGTTCCCATACTGCACGGGAGCATTCACCCCTTCGGGGGCAACACCCCTGTGTACCAGCCTGCAAACAGGACACACCGCTTTGTGTATCTGGTATTCGGTGACTTCCAGCCGGGGTTCGGGCAAATCAAAAACCTGGCGCTTCTCTGCAAGTGACATTTCTTCGCTTGTAAATGTATGCCCGCAACTACAACTTAGTGGATTGCATCTTACCGTTTTATCAGGACTGTTAACCTGGTTCAATGTCCTTCCCTGATGTCCCGGTTGGCCGCCTTGTTTACCTTTCCCTGTCTTCGGGAAAGCAGGTTTCTTCAGGTAACCATCGCTCGAAGGGGGTTTGCTGCTGTTATTGCTGTTGCTGTTTAATCGCGTTTTTAATGCTGCATTTTCCAACTCGAGTGCAGCAATTTCATTTTCTGCCTGTTCAAGACGGGAAGTGAGTTCTTCAATCTTTTGAAATAATTCTTGTATGAGTTTGTCTTCGCCCAA